ACAACAGGACATTTCTTTTTTATTATTGTCCTTATCAATGTATTAATTTTACTTGAGTTACTAGTACAATTTTTAAACGCAACTCTAACATACTTAAGGAGAACAGTATGAACATTCAAACTTCTATTAATAAATTAACCAATGGTTTTATAGAACCATATCAAGCAGAAGATCAGCTTAGAGATATATTTAAAGCTGAGATAATAAAGGTGTCTACATTACACCCTTATACAAACAAACCTACCCAAAATGGTTTCATTTATATTGAAAGAAATACTAATGAAGAAGTATGCAATACAACAGAAACGCATACAATTAATAATACATATCATAATGAAATGATTCCTCAATATTTTGATAACTGTTATAAAATTGATGCAGGTTTCAAAGTAAAAATTGAACACGCATCTTTAGCTAAAGTATCTTTATCTGCTTACTTTCCTAAGTATGAATACGAATTATATGATTCGCCCGCAGTTGATGATACTATTGGTTTGTTTAGTAGACATACAAATTCAATAGATCAAACATGGTCTTTATCAACCATGCTAATGACTAAAAGAATCTTATGTTTAAATGGTATGCTTGGAGATTTAAAGGTAGCAATGTCAGTACAAAAACATAAAGGTTTAATTAGTGCTGAACGAAGTGTAACTCCAATGCAAATTGGTTCTGAAGTGTATCTAAAAAACAAAAACCTTTATAATAACATGGCATCAGAATCAGTAACACGCCAAGTTGTTGAAGAATTTTTTGATAAGTATCTTTGTAAAAACAAGTACAGTAATACTAAGAAATACAAAGATGATACCAACAAAAAACGATTGGAAAATTTGATGCGTATTTACTCTGACAACACAATCAATTTAGGCAATACAAAGTGGGCATTGTACAATGCTCTTACTTTCTGGGCTTCACACCCAGATCAAACAGGTGATGTACGACAATCAACTCTTAATAGTACAGCTTCATTAATTGATAAGAGAACAAAAAGAGAAAAAGAAATACGATCTGTTCTTAATAAAACTAACAACCTAGAACTCGTAGGTTAATAACCTACGATTAATTAACCTACGACATTAGTGCCACAACCCTATATAATGTGGCACTTTTTTTCAAACAGCATAGAGAGGAGAACACTATGCAATATAATAAATATATATATATGGAAAAACTTATAGGTAAAATTCTTGATGAATGTGAATCAGAATTAGAAGCATATAGTAATTTAAAAGAAATAGATATGCCTAAAAAAGATTTTGAAGAAGGTATATTAGCAGGTCGTTATGAATTTGCAGAATCTTTATCAACATTAATTTATAATTATAAAGCATAGAAGGGAGAACACTATGCCTATACCACACAATCTAAAGAAACAAATTGATGAACTATTTATTCCACAAGTAAGATTGAATGTTACAGATTTAATTGATGCAACATCACAATTAGATAGTCCTCAAACTATTGAAGGATTTTTTTCTTTAATTCCAAATGAATCCTTTCCAACAACCTATTCTAAAAATGTTTGCGTTGACTTAGCAACAAAGAAATGGGAGGATTATATGAATATAAAAGAGCAAGAACATAACCATCATAAGAGCTTGCCACGTTCGGGAGATCACCAATGACTTTTAATGATATAGATATGGCATCTAAATTTTTCCCCACATTTTATTCTAATAAGACACAAGAAAAATTAAAGAAATTTCCTGTTGGTTATCAGGAATTTATACATACACAATTTCGTTATCACTGTAACAATAAGCAACGTGAACTTGTGCGTAGAGGAAAAGTAAAAATGTTTTCTAGTACATATAAAGCAGAACTTCCTTGTGATATGACAAACAAAATACATAATAATTCATGGCTAAAAAAAGAACCAGTAAAACAAATATTAAATATTTTAGATCACCACGAATCTTTAACATCAAGAGAGATAGGACTACTAACAGATATGTCACAATCAAAAATAAACTCTCTAACATTTAGGCTGATTAAAACTGGACACATAATAAAAGATTATCTACCTGATACAACAGCAAAAAAATACAGACGAAGAGATGAATGTATTTATAAATTAAGAGGGAGGCGCAAATGAGTGATTATTTAAAACCAAAACTCTACCCACTATGGCGACGTGAATGTCAGTTATCTATTTATGAAAAAGCTATCGAACATTTAAAAGAACTTTCAATAAAAAATCGTTTCAATACTCAGGAAGAATTTATTTTATTGATAGATGAAATTATATTAGCATCAGCTATAGCTTTTCGTGACAAAAATATAGAAACCTTTAAAGAAATTCTATCTGGCCAGTCTGTACATGAATATAATGATGAAGTCCTATTAGAATTTATAGAAATTTACGATGATCTTGTCGTAAAATACGGTGGTAAACATCGGGATTTAAACCTAACAGAATCGGAGAGAATTAATGACACTTAAACAAAAATGGTGGATATATCATAAGAAAAATCCTCATGTTTATGAGCTTGTTGAACGTTTTACATTGGAGATTATTTCACATGGGTTTAGAAATTACTCAATCAATTCAATCTTTGAACGCATTAGATGGCACACCGATGTGAAAACTACAGGTGATAAATTTAAAGTATCTAACAATCATCATGCTTATTATGCTCGGTACTTTATGCACAACCACCCTCAGTATAAAGACTTTTTTAGAACTCAAAAGATTAATAATGAAGAGTGATGTTAAAGCATGTTATGCTTGTGGTACACGCACAACCTATTGGATTGATATGCAGGTGGATATGAAGCCACCTGTCTATCAGACAATCTGCCTTAACTGTTGGGAGAAAGATACATGGCAAATAAAAATCGCAACAAGGGAATCTACCATGAGAAATGGTTTGAAACGTGGCTCAAAAAAATAGGTATGAAAGTTAAAAGGCAACCTATGAGTGGTGCTTTAGGTGGCGAATACATCGGTGATCTTTTAATAGAACATAATGATCACCGATTTATTTGCGAGGTAAAGTACAGAGATAAGTCAACCTTTCCGAATCCTTTTTCCTTGTTTAAAAACAAAGACATAGTGTTGTTTAAACGCAGACACAAAGTTGATAACCAATCACAAGTGCTTGTAATTTTTACACAAGAATCTTTTGAAAAATTTATGGAGAACACAGATGGCTAAATACTACACACCAAAATTAACTGAGGCTCAATACTTTCATGTGTTATATGCAATGGATCTTTATGGAACTACCGTTCATGAAGAAGCTAAAGGTACTGAATATACAAGTGAAATAAAATTACATGAGCGTACTGAGGAAGCCTTGATGAAAGCACAGGAGAAACAACATGGCAAAGCGTAAAGAAATGCCACGCTTTCCTGTACCAGATGACTACCAACCAAAGCAGGAAACAATTCAAAACCTAACAGAAAAATATGGGGAGATAGATCACCAAGATGAAACAGATAAATTCATTAATTACCACCAAGCAAACGGCTCACTTCTTGCCATCGTTGATGCAGCTTACCGAACTTGGATTGGGAACAAAGTTAAATGGGAAGCAAATCAGCAAGGCAAGAACATACCTAACCAAAAGAACCGACCCTTACCAAACAGAAAAAGACCTTCTTACTTCCATGAAATCGCTAACAGAATACGGCATTGAAGTTAAACCAAAGCTAGGTACATTAGGAAGTATAGCTAAAATAACTTTATCCTTTGAAAATGTGGATAAATTAAATGAGGCATACACTAAAGTTTTTATGTGTATGGTAGGGTTACCCTGCGAGGATATTCAACAACGACTCCTCGTGCTTTCTACGCTCGTACAGAGGCAGTTTGGTGACAACCCAGAGGACTTAGAAGTAAGGATTAATAGTACAGCTAAAGAACTACAAAATTATCCTGTTGATATTGTCCTTAAATCTATCTCAGAAGTACAGAAAACAGAGAGATATTTCCCTAGCTTTTCTGTCTTTTTCAAACACATCTTATGGAGGTATGAATCACGTAAACAATTTCTTATTGCATTAGATAGAGAAGGAGAGAGGTTAAACAAATGTTAGAAGCATTGTTATGTATGAGCCTAAACATTTACTTCGAGGCTCGGTCTGAATCTGTACACGGACAGATTGCAGTAGCAGAAGTAACATTGAATCGGGTTCAATCAAATGAATATCCCGATTCAATTTGTGGAGTTGTACTGCAGGAGAACAAAGATGGTTGTCAGTTTTCTTGGTGGTGCGATGGACGATCTGACAAACCAAAAGAAAAACATTCATTTAAAAGAGCAAAAGCAATTGCTAAGTTAATGATTGAACAAGGAGATTATATATCGGTAGTAGGAAAGGAAGCAACACACTACCATACCGAAGATGTCACCCCATATTGGAGTGATAACTACATACATGTAGTACAAATTGGTAAACATATTTTCTATAAAAAAGAAAATCATCCTTTACTAAGACCACATAATTTGATAGAATTAATTCAAGGAGAACACAATGAATAGATTAGGCTTTATAGGTGGCAGTGATGCTACCAGAATCATGACAGGTAATTGGTATGACCTTTGGGCTGAGAAAACACAGCGCAAAAAACCAGAAGATTTGTCTAACAATCTAGCAGTACAGCTAGGTACACACACAGAATCATTTCACATTGATTGGTTTTGTAAACAAATTAATTCTATTACTCAACTTTCTTTGCAACCAAGTAAACTTAGAAAACAAGTAGCATATGATTGTATAGAAGATGGTGTACCATACAAAGGTACAGTCGATGCACGTTTGCAATCTGCTATACTTGAATGTAAACATACAAACTCTTTTACTAATATGAAAGAACAGCTTGATCGTTATATGCCACAGCTACAATTTTATATGCACATATCTGGTGTAAAAGAATGTTACTTATCCTGTATCTTTGGTAACAATACATGGGATTACAGAAAAGTATCTTGTGATAACGAGTATATACATCATATGAACGAAACAATCAGAGCGTTCTGGACCTGTGTAGAAGATGATACTGCACCTACAGATCAGATCGTACCAGAAATAAATACGGATAAAATACGGATAGATGATATGGTACGCAGAGATGCAAGTGCCGATAACCATTTCATTAGTATCGCCCATGACTTTATAGATACTATGAAAGATGCCAATTCAAATAAAGAATATAATAAGATGCTTAAAGAATTGGTAGCACCAAACGAGAGAGAAGTTTACTCACCTATACTTACTATCAAGAGAGATAAACGTGGCTCTTTAAGAATAACAACATCAAATAAGGAGAACTAAAGATGGCAACTAAAGAAGAAAAACAATCAGCACTTGACTGTTATTTAAAAGCGCAAACAGAAATGGGTAAAGCATTAAAGAACGCAACCAACCCACATTTCAAAAGTCATTACGCAGACTTAGCTAATGTCCTTGAGGCTTGTATGGAAGCATTTCACAATAATGGATTTATACTTACACAACCATCTGGTCGTGATGAAGCAGGTAATGATTATGTAGATACAATACTTACCCATATAACAGGTGCAACATTTGTATCAAGAGTACCTTTGATCTTAGAAAAACAAACTATGCAAGGTTTAGGTTCAGCAATTACTTACGCTCGTAGGTATGGTGCATTACAAATGGCAGGCATAGCACCAGAAGATGACGATGGTAATGAAGCATCAAAGACACCACGCAAAGATTTACCAATTCCAATTAAACCAGAAACAGAAGGAGATTTTTAAATGTCAGACTATGACAATACAAACAAGGGTGCGGCTTTCGCACCCTTCCCAGATCAGAAGTTTATTCTAACAGGTAAACTTGATGTAAACGGTATTGAAAAACAATGTGTTTACATTTCAGGAGAAACTAAAGGTGGTAAAAAAATTATCAGAGTGTACCAAGAGCTAGGTATTATGTTTGAAAATGAAAGCACCAATGAAAAAGCACCCAGTTATTCTGGTAGTTTGCAAGATCATTTAGGTGAAGAAATGAAACTTGCAGCTTGGAAAAGGCAATCAGAAAAAGGAAACTATCTTAGTCTATCTGTATCTGAGAAAGATAATAATAAAAACAATGCTAATATTGACACTAAAGATTATTTAGATGAAGATACTGAAGTACCTTTTTAAAGAACATATGTAGAGGCATATGTAGTGTTCTCCGATACTAATCTATTTGCCTCAACTTGGGCGAGGGTTGTGTTGTTGTGGCAACCCTCGTTCTTTTTTTTATAGGAGAATAAAAAAAACCCCCGACGAGCCAACCAAGAAGCTCAAGTCGGGGGTAGTTTAGCTAAGGACTTGGGAGAAATTCTTAGCTAATCATACGCATCCTTTGAACAAGACGATCTGCCCTGTTAGGAACGGTACGATACCATTTACTATCGGTCATTTGATTGGCTGCTTCATTCCAATCTCTATCCTCAATAGCTTTATTCATTTTTTTAAATGCTTTCATTTTTGGCAAACCCATATTAAACATCATGTTCCCTACGATCTGCTTACATTCTTCAGGTAAAGAATTAAAATCATTGTGCAATCTTTTACAATCATCAATGACAGACTGAACATCCTTATCAAAAACTTCCTGCACCCTTTTCTCAGATACAGATTCACCAACTTCCATATCATTTTCAGGATCACCTGAAATTGTAAGATGCCCAATTCCAAAAGTTTTCTTATCGAGGTGATCTAGATATACTTCATACTTCACACCCTCATCAATCTCTAACTGCTTTCTCAACTTATCTATATTCATTTCGCAACTCCCTTTGCTTTTTCAAAACTACGCAAACCACCAAGACCTAACATACCCATTAACACTGTTAATAAACTACCCATATCAAACTCAGGTATAGGTGGTATCTCTATACCTGTAAAGGCAACAACAAATAAAATACAAGGACTAAGAATAAAATGGTACAGTAAAGCTATACCACACACCCAACCTACAAAGGGTCGCCACCCACCCTTGAACAAAGAACCAGACTGTGCTTCTGCTTTATTAACTTCTACCTGTGCAAGAGCAATCTGCTGTGCATGATTGTCTGCCATCGTCGCCAACTCATGAGCTAACTTAGCCTTCTGATCTTTGTCCTCTATAACCTTATCTAAAATACCAGTGACAGGACCAATTAAATTATTTAATAAACTCATTCTTTTTTTCCACTTCCTAAAAATACAGCAAACGCTCCTGTTAATGCACCTGTCATCACAGACGGTAAAGCTGCTTGTTCAAGTGAGGGGTCAGGCAGAGAAATAAACCATTCAATAACTCTATATGTCATTATAATTAACGACAACATAATAAGTCTAGGTATAATTCTCCACTTGTCTAAATGTTCTGGTGTCATTTTATTAATAACCAATAGGGTTTATATTGTAGTGCGTGTAAATAACTTAGAAGTAAAAATGAAATCGTAATAAAAATTATAATTTTGTTGCTTAACATCCATGTGATTATTTCATTTTTAAAGCAAACCATAACATTCCTGCAGCACCACATGCTGTTATAATTAAAGCTATAATAATTCCAAACAACTGTTTGATTTCATTAGCTCTTCTTATCGCTTTGTACTTACCCTCACGTTCAGAAACTTTAGCTTGCCTTCTGAATTGCTCAAACTTGTTCCAACCTTTCATGCCTCTGGTAGAAATAATAATATCTCGAAGTTGACGTTCGTAATCCAGTGCCTTCTCATAAGCAATGTAGCTAGACAAAGGGTCTGATTTACTTTCACCCTTTTTGTGAGCTTCTTTAGCTCCGTCAATAAAAGAAAAAAGATTGTTTAAATCTTTGCCCATAGCAGACAAATCTTTTCCGATAGCAATGCCTTTTTTTATAGCTGTGAAAGCTAAGAGAGATGCGGAAATTGGGTCCATATTAATCTCATTCTGCTGCCTCTAAGTGAGGCGTATTAGTTAAAGACTGCTTATCCAGAATCTTAAACCCTCGTCGAACAGTGAATTTTTGTGGATCTTTTTCAAACTTATCAGCGCACTTTTCCAACCATTGCATTGTCATTTCGTGTGAAGGTTCTTCACCTTTGGCAATCATTGCATTTTCTATTTTTAAATAATTAAAAAGTTCTACCTGTGCAGCTGCTCCATTTATTCCTAGATCAAAAAAGTATATATGATTGCCTTCGTCTATTACCCCACCCTTTGTTCGAGCGGCAGACAAGGCTTGTTTCATAGCAGTCATAACGTGGTAGCGAGCTTCTTCACGCTCATACATTTCTTCAGTAACTTCTGTAATACCTAAATGCTTAAGTAAACTTTCGTATTGATTAACAAAGAAGTTCAACTTTCTTATAGCACCCTGTACAAAATTTTGTGCATTTGTGGAATGAGTTCGCAACTCTAATATCTCTACTTCCAACATTTTTCTGTCTAAATCATCTTTACATTTTTCTAATTTACGTTCTTTCTTTTTTAACTTTATTACTTTTTTCTGCATATTAATGTGAGCATCTTGCAATGCAGTTTTAGTTCGTTCAACTTCAGCCAAGCTATGTTTAATACTTCGTATAGGCGAAATAGCTGTTACATCTAATGTTACATACATAAATTGAGAATGAGATTTATAAAAATTCGAACAAGCATGTTGGACTTCAGGCATCTTTTCTTCTATGTTTTCAAGCATAGTTCTGTATTCTGGCTTACAATCTATCAAAGAAGTTTCAATATTTTTTACTATTAATTCATTACCCATTAAGTTCCTCCAAATCATTCCAAATTCTAGTAGCTGCAGTTTCAGGAACAAAATCTTCTTCACTACCATCTCTAGTCATTTGTATCCATCCATCGCTTACACTTGTAAGATATGTAATTAAATCATTCTTACTTGTAATTTCACTTATTGCACTTGAGATATCTGCACCATCGTCAGCAATGCCAAGTATAATCCAATCTCTAGGACTAGCTGTACTACTATCTTCGACAGGATACATTCCACCTGTTCCTTGCGGCACACCCCTTTTTAACCATGTAGGTATTGTGCCTTGAGCTGTTAATCTATATTTTACTAATTTATATGCCATTTATTTACCCTGCTGATGCTGCACAACCATTGCCTGATGCTTGCCCATAAAGCATACTTGCAGTTCCACCACCTGCTAAATCGCCCCAGAGAACACCATTACCTAAAGTCCCAATAGTAATTTTCGCTATTCTTTTTTCTTCTGTAGCACCACCTGCTGTTACTCCTCCATAAAATAAACCTATTGTTGCATTTGCTGCGCTACATGTCCCCGACATTTTATTCTGCCCACTGGCATAATAAGGAGTACCAAAGTCCGTAGCATTACCTAAAGTGGCTATTTGAACATATGAATACATCGCATTAGTGACATGACCCTCATCAAAAACAGCTCTTGTAGAACTAGCACACCCAGAACATCTCGCTGTAGCATGATTTGTATCACCAAAGTCCCCTGCCGTTCCACCTGAACTTATAGTTGAGTAATCCATGTCTGCATTAAGACCTACAGACGCATCATCTCCTGCATAGAAAATACCTCGTGTGGCATTTGACGCATTTCCACACCAGTGCCGAGGCTTAGTTAAACTCCCGAAAGAGGTTGAATCTGCTGCAGTAGCCATCGTGACCTTTTCTATTGTATTTACAGTAGTAGGACTTGTAATACCTAGATTAAACACACCTACGGTGGCGTTATTAATTTGCCCGATTCCACCAAGTCTACATGCTGCAGAAGTATCGCCAAAGTCAGAAGCGTCAACTCCTGATGATGCTGCTGTAAAATATTCTATAACATTAACATTAGACCCTGTTGTGCCACCTGCAAAAATATTTCTTGTTGTGCTGCAAAAACTACCACTAATACCATATTTTCCTGCACTTAAATCAGCAAAATCAGCAGAATCCCCTGCTGATTCAATTGTTATTCTTTCTACACTATTAAATGCAGCACCAGTAGTATTACTATAGCCTAATGCGTTAAGAGCATAAGGTATAACACTACTAGCTCCATACCAATCATCAAAACTCATTTCTGCACCAGACGATGCACTGATTAATCCACGAATATCACTATCATTAATAGTACAGGTTGTCCCTGAAGAACCCCCTGCCTCAATGTGCATTTCGTTCAATGATATTGCACCACTGGATGTTAAGGGCATAATTAATAATCCGTAATAGTTTCAATATGTTCTTCTAGTTTTTTAATTTTAGATGACAATTCTTTAACAGCTTCAATCAATGCTCCTGTCAGTCTGCCATAGTCTACACTCTTAGTGCCTCTTTCATCACCTGCTGTAAGCACAATTTGCGGAAATACTTCTTCTACTTCTTGAGCTATAACACCAAGCTGTTGTCCA